TCTCAAATGAGTCTCAAAATACACAAAATATTCATATTTTCGCTTTTGCGTGTAACATCTATGTAATGGGTAAAAAAGGCACAAAAATAGAAACTGTTATCAGATCTCGCAAACTTGGTGAAATAATCGCCAAAGGTGGGAGGAGATCTGATTGTGTTAAATATGCTTTGAAGAATTGGGGGGTCAGTGCAACAACAGCAGATAAGTATTTAGAGATCGCTAGAGCCGAAATGAAAGCCGATTGGGATATGGAAAGACCTCAAATGGTGGCCGATCTTTTATCGCAAGCTGCAACGCTACAAGTGGAAGCAAGAAAAAAAGGACATTTACATATTGCTCTTGGTGCAATCAATACAGCAGCCAAACTTGCACAGATTATTTCGTGAGCATTTTAGATACAGTTCAACCCGGTAAAGTTTTATACCAAGTTGGTGCATTTGATCTTCCAACTACACAACAAACAATAGAAAGAATTTATCAGGATTTATTACCCCATCAAGAAAAGTTTTGTCGAGACATCGACCATAGAAAACTTGCTTTGGTTTGTGGTTTTGGTGCTGGTAAAACTTACGCTCTTTGTTCAAAAGCTGTAATGCTTGCCTGTATGAATATCGGTCATGTATCTGCTGTTTTTCAGCCAACGGCACCGATGCTGAGAGACATTTTAATTCGTACATTCAATGAATTATTAGACCAGTGGCAAATACCTTACACATTCAGAGCATCACCGCTTCCTGAGTATCAGCTTTCTTGGAAGGAAGGAACACATACTATTTTGTTAAGGACAATGCTTACATATCAACGATTAAGAGGGCAGAACTTATGTGCAGTCGGATTTGATGAGGCAGACACTATCCCAAAACGAGATGCGGAACAGGCAATGAATATGGCACTTGCAAGACTTAGATCAGGTAATGTTCAGCAGTTTTATGCAACAACAACTCCCGAAGGTCATGGCTGGGCATTTGAAACATTTGAAAAAAATAAAAAATCTGACACAGGATTGATACAGGCCAAGACAAAAGATAATCCATATCTTCCTGATACGTTTATTCCTTCTCTCGAAGAAAATTATCCACCACAGTTAATAAAGGCTTATCTCCTTGGTCAATGGGTCAACCTTACAAGCGGTCAAGTCTATGACCGTTTTGACCGTAATCATCATGTTATAAATAAAATCCCATTTGATACAAAGATGGAAACTCTTTTGTGTGGAGTGGATTTTAATGTAATGAATTGCAACTGTGTTATAGGTGTCAGGGATGGTGAAAAGCTAGTGATAATAGATGAAATATCAAAAAAAAAAGATACTGATGATTTAGCACAGGAAATAAAAAGACGTTATCCTTCAAGCAGAATATTAGTTTACCCAGACGCAAGTGGATCAGCACGTTCAACGATTAACGCATCAAAAACAGACATCGCAATCCTCGAAAGTTACGGCTTCGGTTCAATGGCTCTCAAGAGCAACCCCTTTGTCAAAGATCGAGTTGCAACCGTCAATGCGTTACTACAGAACGGGAAAGGGACAAGGCGTTTGGCGATTCATGCCAGTTGCACTCGTTTGATTGAATGTTTAGAATTGCAAAGTTATGACGAAAAGACAGGAGATCCCGATAAGCAGAATGGGTATGATCATCATGTAGATGCGCTTGGGTATCTTATTTATAGGGAATTTAATTTGCTATATGCTAGAACAGGCAAACCAACAGGAATTAGAATATATTAAAACCAATGGTTAAACTATTATTATAGATTGAGGTTTTTATTGTGTATAGCGGATTTCGACATTACAACAGAGAGAAAGCAGGAGCCACAGCAGACGTTAATGATCCCTGTAATGCTTGGCTAACAATGGAACCTCATTGGATTCTTATAGAGAATCTTATGGGCGGAACTTATGAAATGCGCTCTAAACATAGACGCTATCTTCCTCAAGAACCGAGAGAAATAGATGAATCTTACGATAATAGATTAGCTAGATCAGTTTGCCCGCCTTATTATCAACGACTTGAAAGAATGTTGGCTGGAATGTTAACAAGAAAGCCTGTCAGATTGAACGATATAAGCGACACCATTAGAGAGCATTTGTTTGATGTGGACTTACAAGGAAATGATCTTAATATTTGGACCTACGAAACAGCCCGGAAAATGATTCGTTATGGACACGTTGGGGTTCTCGTAGACGCACCTGCTGAAGCAAATGGCCGTCCTTATTGGGTCACATATACTCCTAGAGAAATTCTTGGTTGGAGAACTGAATTGATAGATGGGCAGCAAAAATTTACTCAATTAAGACTTCTAGAAAAAGTTATAGAACCAGAGGGTGATTATGGTGAAACTCAAGTTGAACAAGTTCGGGTCTTGACTCCCGGTGCTTTTGAAATTCATAGGAAAAACGAAGACGGAGATTTCACTATTCATGAAGAAGGCACAACAACTTTAACTGAAATCCCTTTTTCTATCGCATATGCAAACCGAGTGAATTTAATGGAATCACGCCCACCTATGGAGGATATTGCAGAATTAAATCTTAAATATTATCAAACTCAATCAGATTTATATAATCAACTTCACATATCGGCTGTTCCAATGTTGGCCTTTTATGGTTTTCCTCAAGCTGCCGAAGAGGTTAGTGCAGGACCCGGAGAAGCTATAGCATTTCCTGCAGAAGGTCGAGCAGAATACATAGAAAGCAAAGGAACAAGCTATGATGCTCAGTTCAAATCATTAGAAAAAATCGAATCTCAAATCAATGAACTTGGATTGGCAGCAGTTTTAGGACAAAAGCTATCCGCAGAAACAGCAGAAGCAAAAAAAATAGATAGGTCTCAGGGAGACTCAACCATGCAAGTTGTGGCACAACAAACTCAAGATATGATTGATAACTGTCTTATTTTCCATGCTAAATATTTGTCTGACAACAATTCTGGCAGTTGCTTCGTAAATCGTGACTTTTTAGCTTCTCGTCTTGATCCTCAAGAAATTGGAAGTTTGCGTGAATTATTCCAGACTGGAGTTATTACGCAAGAAACTTTATTAAAACAACTTCATGAAGGCGAAGTTTTAGGTGACGAGTTTGATGTAGAGGAAGAACTGGAAGCAACACAACAAGCAAACCTTATTGAAATGGAGCAACCTCAAGAGGAAGAAGATCCAAATGAGCAAGATGAATCTACCGAGCCTGAAGATGTTGAAGAGCTTGAGTAATGGCGGACACTCCCGAAGCGTATTACAGAAACGCACTTGATTTAAACCGCTTTGGTAACAAGGTTCAAAACGACTTACGCAAGTCATATAACAGGATTATTGTTGATGCTGTTGAACAACTTGCTCGAATAAATGAGATGCCTTTGGAGACAAGGCCAAAATATAAAGCTGCTCGTTTAAGAGCGTTACTAAAACAAACAACAGAAAGTTTAGCTAAGTGGTCAGGTAAAAGTGAGAAAACAGTAATAAAGGAATTGCAAGGATTAGCAAAAGTGCAGGTCGATTTTGCTGTTAAGCAGTTGGAATCAGCTTTACCTGCAGGAATGAAAAGTGCAGTTAATTCTGTTGAGGTTTCACCTTCTTATGCAAAATCAGTCGTAACAAAAAAAGCAACAGATCTAAATGCTTCTTTATTGTCTGATGATCTTGAAGCCAAAGTAAAAGGAGTCCCAGAAAAGTTTTCATTGACGGCAAAGAAAGGCTCGCAAATAACTCTTCCAAATGGAGATGTCTTAACTAAATCCTTCAGAGGGTTAGCAGCAAAACAGGCAGATTTGTTTGGCAGAAATATTCGTGATGGCTTGCTATCTGGCGAAACAACTCAACAAATGACAAGGCGATTATATGGACTTTTGAAATTTGAAGGAGGAGGAAAAGCAACTAATAACCAAATTTCTACTCTTGTCAAAACAAGTGTTCAGTCTGTTAGCAATCAAGCGGCTCAAACTGTTTATGAAGCGAATCAAGATATAACTAAACAATACAAATGGATAGCAACACTAGATTCTCGAACTGCTCCTGAGTGCAGGATTTTAGATCAGACAGTTCATGATTATGGACAGGGACCTGAACCTCCACAGCATTTCGGTTGTCGATGTCGAACAACTGCTGTTCTTGATTATGAGGGTTTAGGTGTTGATCCTCCTAAATACAAGTATGCAAAGAGAGCTGGAGAAGGCGGTAGTGTTCCCATTGGACAATCTTATGGGAATTGGTTAAGCAAACAATCTGCATCTTATAAAGCCAAAGCTTTAGGAGCTTCTAAGGTTAAATATTTTAATGCTTTAACAAAAAAATATGGTCCAGATCAAGCTCTTAAAAAACTTGTTCGAGAAGATGGGTCTGCAAAGACTTTAAAACAATTAAAGAAAACTTATGGAAAGAACCCAAGCAAGAAGATAACGGCTAAACCTAAACCAAAAGTTAAAACACTTACAAATACAAACCCCACAACAGACTCATGGGGTGCAACTTCTGATTACAAAGAGGCAATTAAGAGAGGTGAGTCTATGACTAAAGGCAGATTTGACGAAACTAAATCTTTAACAAAGGATTATAAAAAAGCCTTTGAAGAGTTCCAAGATGCTAGGGAGTCTTACTATACATACGATTTTGATACTGCTTATACAGGTGGAGTAACGTACAATGATGCAATAACAATTTATAAAACAGAAAACGCAAAAAGAAAAGCTATTTGGAAAACAAAGAAAGAAATTTTAGAAAAAATTGAAGCTAGAGGAGCTAAAGAAATGGGTGTTTTAAGAAAAGAATTACTT